CTGGTTGAGTCTGATTGTCCAGCAGTCCAGTCATCAGGGAAACCCTGCAATCTTTCACACTCAACTGGTGTTAAGCGGCGCACACCGCTTTGATCTGAAAGCATTGACACGTTGTTTCCTCCCGTACCCATACGTGATGTAAGGGTATTCATAGTCTTGTCCTGTATTCTTGCTCCGTCGTGGTAGTGAGGATGAAAGACAATGACTGTCGTTCGCACATCACCATTATCAAATGCGTTAAGCGTTGGCATTACTCCTCCTTCAATCCAAGTCTCGTAGTCATCCACATTCTGTGCTCGTCTACTCTTTGTGAACCACAAGGTTCTCACTTCCTCCACCTAGATCGCCACCATTGGCACGCAATGTGCCTACTCCTTCTGTGTATCCACCAAAGGATGATGAAGTTACAACGACATTATCTTCTGGTCGTTTGTATGTTGTAGCTGTAAGTGTTGTTACTCCTGGTGTGTACTTGGCGAAGCCTGTTTGACCAAAGCTTTCTTGAGTACTTCTGGTAGTTCCTTGCCTCGCTTGGTTGCTCTGCGTAAGATCCCTTCGCAAGCCCTCGGACTTAAAGAGTATTTCGGCAACGCCTCCACTAGCAGCACGTCTGCCAACGACGAAGACTCTACGCCTGCGCTGGGGTACTCCGAAGTGTTGAGCATCAAGCACCCTCCACCCGAGAGAATACCCGAGGTCGGCCATCGTCCCGAGGACGACTCCAAAATCTTTTCCTCCGTTACTGGATAGCAAACCAGGGACGTTTTCGATGATGAAGTATTCTGTTTGCGTTTCTTCCACAAGTCTTGCAATCTCCCAGAATAACCCGCTTCTTGCGCCAGCAAGACCAGCTCTTTTGCCAGCAACGCTGAGGTCTTGGCAGGGAAATCCTCCTGTAATAATTCCTGTGCTTGGTGTAAATCCTGCATTGATTAAGTCCTCTCCCTTTACTGTGGTTACATCTGTAAATTGTGTTGCATCAGGAAAGTGTTGAGCCAATACCTGATTGCAGTTCTTATCTATCTCTACTGAGGCAACAACCTTTACTCCCTGTCGTTGCATAGCAAGGTCGAACCCTCCGACACCTGCGAATAAACTAACGCCCGTTAACATCAGTACCAGCCTCTCCTATCTGAGTGTCTTTTAGCGCTGCAGAAACTGCCTCGATAGCGGTGTTCAACGTATCGTACACCTCGAAGGATTTGTAATTCAGGCTCGCTACTACGTTCTCTAAGGAGTTGAGCAATTCCGTAAGCTGTTGATCTTGGGTTGTCTGCGAGGTGGTCAAACCTGCTCTCACGGGTCCATAAGGTGACGGCACACTTGATCTGATTGTCGTTGTAACCGAGTGCGTTGAGGTAACTAACTGCAAGTGCCTTGTTTTCACGCTTCTCCTCCATTGTAGCCTTCGTTCTGGCTTGCATCACCGGTGTGTGCAAGATCGTCTGCACCTGTGGCTCGTGTGTGAACGCCCAAGCTAAGAACAGTAGTGCCGTCAATACTAATCCAAGTTTTGCCTTGCTTCTCATCTTCTATCTTCTCCATTTCGAGCAACTGCTTATAGGTATCAGGGTATAGATGAGCAAGGCGCACCAGCGCTCTATCTCTCGCTCGTCTGTAGTTACGATCTCTGATTGCTTTACGTGTAGCTGTACGCGTTCGACGCGTAGCCTCATCGGTCATTAAGTTTGTCCTCCCACACTATAAGCACATAGGCTACCACCATTACCGCTATCAGACCTAGCCAGTAACTCATTTCTTAGCCTCCTTTATGAGCGCGGTCACATCTATCGTCTGCCCTACTAAGTGAGCGTCCTCCTCATCACTATCCCACGCACTTATCAACAGGCGTGAGCCAGCGGGTGCAGACTCAAACCATTTGAGTGCTTCAATCACACTCGTTCCTCCCCACTCGTTCTCCCCTTCAGGCGTGGTTACTTCATAGAATAGGATCAGGTCTGACTTAGGCGGGTGAATTGTGTATACGTTACTCACCGTCCTCCTCCAATCCAAACAGGCGAGCCATAGCTGAGTTCGCCCTCTCTAGGTTCTTAATCGCTAACGCTATGTCTTCTTCTTGTATGTTCTTCTCTGCTTGATCTAGGCATAGATTAAACTTAGCCCGTAGGTACTCTTCATTCATTCGCTTCCTCCTTTGGGCAGTCGTCATAAGGTCGGTATTCATCTACCTCGCAAGTACAGAAATTAAATCTCTCTACCTGTATGGCGTGTGTTAGTTCTGCTAACTCTGACCAACTCATCACTACATCTTCACTCATTGCTATCCTCCTCGTTAGGTAAACAAACAACGCACCAGGCGGTATCGTTGCCCTCTTTGACTATCTGCCCCTCCACATTTGCCCACACTATGTCGTCAGGATCTAACTGGTCGCCACAGATGAAGCATTTGACCGCTTCCTCATAATCTCCCGCATAAAATACGGGGTCATTCAGCTCGGGTTCGTATCCCATTAGTTCACTCTCCTCCACACTCGCCACAATAACAAGCACCTAGTTCTCTGTTGTTGCACTCCTCTTTAGTGAGTGCAGGCTCCCACTCTTTCATTCTCATCACTTGCCCTCCTTCTCACAGTTTAATAAGTCCTCGCACCATTCCCAGCCACTACCGGTCCATAGGAGATGGCTCGCCACCTCCCACAGCCCCCACACAGCCAGCCCAATCAGGATCCCAGCCACTAACCAGCCTCTAGGCGTTACGTGTTGAGTCATTAGTTCGCTTCCTCTCTTTTAATAATAATTTCCCTACCTGCCCAATCCTCTTGCTCCTGCTCCTCATCATAAGGTTCTGCAATCTGGAGCTCCAGATAACCCGCAAGGGTTAAGAATTCATCGGTAGTGAGTTCGCGGTCTGTCTCGAATTCAATCGTTAAGCGTGTTCTCACTTGTTCTCCTCCACTTCCGCTTGTTCTGTCTCCATAAGGAGGTCAATCCAATCCTCTACCGCTTGCGGATTGCTTGAGTATTCAATGAGCGCCTTGCCGATTATGTCCATTTCCAAATAACCCAAAACAGCGCGGGGTTCGCCTTGATACAATCGCGCCCCGAAATGCTCAAATGAGTATCCAATGAGGTCTAGGAACAGGTGGTAAGGTGTGCCGCTTTTGATGTCGTAGTTCATTGACCAATGGATGAGTTCGTTTACCTCCACAACATTAGCGGGAGGGTTTTCGATTAAATCCCAAAAGGATTTGCGAGTCATTGTTTCTGTTTGCATTAGTTTGTTTCCTTTTCGATTGAACCTTCAAAAGATAGTTTGGTGATGTAAGAGCGGTTATACGCTAAGAAGTGTTCAAGTTCCCCAATAGTTTCAAACTCTTGTTCGTGGTCAAAAAACACGCCACGATTCCATTGGTCTTCGATTGTGTAAATTGCGTTTATCATTTGTAACCCTTTCGTAATTCAGCTCGTTGTGTGCTGATGGTGTAAGTATGGCACAGCCTCCCCCATTCTGCAACAATAGGACACAAAAACAGGTAACGATTAGGTAACGGTTTCGGCTGTGTTGTCTGTCGCTTTGTCGACAATTGCAAGGGCTGTAATGGTTGAATGTTCAACTACTTATCCCGTAAGTTACCAGGCAACGGCTTGCAGTAACTTGGGATCTGCCTGAGAATTGTTGGAGCTTTGTGTCGGGTGTGTTGCTGTCGGGTCATTGTTAAATAGTGGGGGACTATACCGTAGGTGTGCCGAGGCGGTAGCAAGCCCTCCACTTTTCTACAGCACCTTATCCACAACCTTATCCACAGCCTGTGGACAGCCCTGTGGACAACGCACCGCCCCGCAAAAACGACCCCCCTATGCTTAATTTTAACTGGCGACTATGTATATACCCGCAATAAATATTTTTGCTAAAGTCAAAGCTGCGAATATAGCCTCTGACCTGCGGTTTTAGTAGTGTGACTAACGTCACATCTGTAAAACGAGAATTGACTGTCATTTCCTGCCTTATATATAGTAGGGGAGCAAAGCGGGGTACATAGGCTTTGCGACCCTCGGTTGGCCTCTTGCGAGGCCCCTAGGCCGAGCACTGACTTACCCCTCACTTCGCTGTGGCTCGCTCGGGCGCTAAGCCCGCTAGCAGGCGCTTTTTAGTTGGGTGAGGACTATCATTAACCAGGTAACGATCATTCGGAAACCAGGTATAAGGAATCTCTGATTCCGCTCGAGGCCTTCGCGCCTCGTATAAAAAATTCGATTCCGGCCCGTCTAGGTTTCGTGGAGGAACCATATGAGAACTCGTGAAGAAAAACTTGAATACGCCAAGAAGTACTATCGTGAAAACGAAGGCAAAAGACTTGCCGAAGCCAAGGCTAAGAAATTAGAAGCACGCCGCAAAATCGCGGCAGCTATTATCTTGGCAGAGATGCAGGAGTCTAATGCCAGATAATTCAGCAGATATTGCCAAGCGTATTATCCTTGGCTGTGTAGCAGAGGGTATGACCATTGAGCAGGCTACCGCCTCTGCTGGCAAATCCATCAAGACCTATGAGTATTACCGTCGTACAGATAAGATCTTTGCAGATAAAGTAGACCGAACCCGCCTAGGTCTGAAGGACAAGCAGTTTGCCGGTGGCGATGTCCACGACATCTCATTCCAAGAGTTTCGCCAGCGATTCCTTCACAGCCGTACCTTCCCCCATCAGCAAAACATTGTAGATGTAATCGAAGGCCGTGAACCAGGCTGGCTCCATCCTTCGATGAAGTATGAAAAGGGTGTGGCAAATAACCGCATCCTTATCAATATCCCTCCCAACCACGCCAAGTCAATCACTATTACAGTTGATTACGTTACCTGGATGGTTGCCCAGAATCCTAACTTTAGAGTATTGATTGTTTCTCAGACGCAGCGCCTAGCTGCTGACTTTCTCTACGCCATCAAGCAACGCCTGACTCATCCTATGTATGAAGACCTCCAGAGCGCTTATGCTGCTGGCGTAGGGTTTAACTCTAAGTCTGCCTCGTGGCAGGCTACCCGTGTCACCTTTGGTGATGAGCTACGTGAATCTAGCGAAAAAGATCCTAATATCGAAGCCGTCGGTATCGGAGGCCAAATCTACGGTAAGCGTGCAGATATGATTATTGTAGATGACGCGGTGACCTTATCTAACGCCAATGACTTTGAGCGTCAGATTAAGTGGCTTACCCAGGATGTGCGCTCTCGCCTTAACCCTACAGGTAAACTTATTATTATTGGAACTCGCGTTGCCTCAGTTGACTTGTACCGCGAACTTCGTCAGGAGGACCGCTATCCGGGCGGTCTGGTTCCGTGGACATATCTTGCTATGCCAGCGCTTTTAACAGCAGATGAGAACCCTGATAAGTGGGAAACCCTTTGGCCTTTCTCAGATGCACCCTTTGATGGACAAGAAGATTCAGATAAGAACGAAGACGGCCTCTATCCTCGCTGGTCTGGTCGTAACTTGTACAATGAACGTCAAGCTATGGATGCTTCTACCTGGGCGTTGGTTTACCAACAGCAAGATATATCTGAAAACTCAGCCTTTGACCCGGTATGTGTTCGCGGCTCCATTGACGGAATGCGAAAGTCTGGTGCATTAGTTGCAGGACATCCCGGTCACCCACGAGATTTATCTGGTTTTTCAATTATCTGTGGACTAGACCCAGCGATGATTGGTGATACCGCAGCTGTTTGTTATGCGATAGATCGCAACTCGAACAAGAGGTACATAGTAGATGCTATTAAAATTAGTAGACCGTCTCCTGCTGACATTCGTGAACTTATATTTAATTGGACTTCCCTATACGGCCCGTCTGAGTGGATTGTTGAGCGTAATGCGTTCCAGTCTTTCCTCACGCAAGATGAAGGGATCAAGCAACACTTAGCATCCCGAGGAGTAATCTTACGTGAACACCACACAGGAAACAACAAGTGGGACGCAGGATTCGGTGTTGCCAGTATGTCCACTCTGTTTGGAACGAAGCAGCACGATGGTAAGCATCATAGAGACAATCTCATCCATCTTCCTAGCGATCAAACAGAAAATGTCAAGGCGCTGATTGAGCAGTTAATTACCTGGACCCCTACTACTAAGGGTAAGACAGATATGGTAATGGCTCTGTGGTTCTGTGAGATCCGCGCACGAGAGATGCTTAACTATGGTAAGTACGCATCCCACCATCTTAAAAACCCATTCCTCTCACGAGGAGAACTCAGTAAGCGAGTAGTTGTCAACATAGATGAACTCATCGCACAAAACCAACAGAATCAACACTTCGTCTAAGGAGATACAATGCCAGTAAGAAAGCCAGGAAAGTGTCGCAAGTGCGGTAAGTCAGATAAAGCGTGTAAGTGCTAATGGCGACTCCTAAGAAGCCTGTTGCTAAGACAACAGCCAAGCCAACAGTAAAGCCAAAGCCTAAGACAACTAAGAAGCCAGAGAAGATGACTCCTCAAGATGCAGCTATGAAGAAGATTCTTGAAGGCAAATACGGAAAGATTTACGGATAAGGAACCCCAGTGTTAACAACTAAAGAGGTCATTGCGAAGGTAGGTCGCCTTCAGACCAAATTCGCAGGGCGCGATCAGCGTATGCGCGACGTGCTCTCGGTACGCCAAGGAGACATCAGCAAGGTTTACCCTTCTATGTTCTCAGAGGACTACCCAAAGCCTCTCGTTGCTAACTTCGTTGACGTTGCAGCACGTGACTTAGCAGAGGTAATGGCACCACTGCCATCATTTAACTGCGCTGCAGTCAATATGGTTTCAGATGCACAGCGTAAAGCAGCAGATACCCGTACTCGTATCGCCAACTACTTTGTTACAGCCTCTGATCTACAGATCCAGATGTACCAAGGTGCAGACTGGTTCAATACTTACGGTATGTTGCCAGCACTTGTTGAGATGGATTACGAGACTAACTCTCCACGTATCCGTTTGCTCAACCCATTTGGTGTCTACCCTGAGATTGATCGCTTTGGTCGCACTACTTCACTATCTCAGGTAGTTGTAATGGATGCCGAGTCCCTTGCTGCTCAGTACCCAGAGTTTGCACCACAGATTTTGCCACGTAATAACTTCGGACAAGGTTCACCAAACCTATCTGTAGTGCGCTACCACGACAAGGATCAGGATTTAATCTTCATCCCAGAGCGTGACAACCTAGTTCTTGCTAACCTACCTAACATAACTGGTAAGTGTTTAGCATCAGTTGCTATGCGCTCATCCCTAGATGGCGAAGCACGTGGACAGTTTGATGATGTGCTATCTGTACAGCTTGCTCGTGCTCGCTTTGCAGTCTTGCAGATCCAAGCAGCTGAGAAATCTATCCAAGCACCTATTGCTATCCCACAAGATGTGCAAGAGTTGGCACTTGGTCCTGATTCAATTATGCGTTCTGCTAACCCACAAGGTATTCGCCGTGTTCCTTTGGAACTACCACCTGGAGTCTTTACAGAATCTGGTGTCCTAGAGCGTGAACTTCGTATGGGTGCTCGTTATCCTGAGACTCGTTCAGGTGATATCAGCGCATCTGTTATTACAGGTCGCGGTGTACAAGCCCTACAAGCAGGATTTGATACACAGATCCGTGCAGCACAGGCACAGTTTGCTCGTCTGTTTACAGACCTAGTATCTCTTTGCTTTGAGATTGATGAGAAGATCTTTGGTTCTATGACCAAGGAGATTCGTGGCGTTGATGACGGTACTCCATACTCAATGAAGTACATCCCATCACGTGACATCAAGGGCGAGTACGGCGTAGATGTACGTTACGGCATTATGTCTGGTATGGATCCTAACCGTGCCATCATCGCATTGCTTCAGATGCGTTCAGATAAGCTCGTATCACGTGACTATGTACGTCGTGAGATCCCTATGGAACTTAACGTCACACAGGAGGAACAACGTGTTGATATTGAAGAGATGCGCGACTCTTTGCGTGTTGCTGTTGCACAGTATGCACAGGCAATACCGGCTCTCGCGGCGCAAGGACAAGATCCAAGTCAAATTGTTAACCGCATCGCAGGTGTTATCCAAGGTCGTCAAAAAGGACTCTCACTAGAGTCTGTTATTGAAAAGGTCTTCGCTCCTGAACCACAACCAGCACCAATGCCAGGTGCAGAACAAATGATTCCAGCAGCAGGTGCGGCCACAGCTCCTGCCTCGCAGCAACCTCCACAAGAACAAGCTGGTATGGCCCCTGCTGCTGGTCCAACTCAACGTCCCGACATTGCAGGTTTACTTGCATCCATCACAGGCGCAGCATAGGAGGAGGTGTAAAAATGAAAAAAGGAACATTCGCAAAGGCTCCAATGGCTAAGCCTCTTGAGGGCAAGAAGGATACTTCAAAGCCAGCAGGTCCAGGCAAGGTATTGTTTGGTATGGTCGCAGCAGCTCGCAAGGGCAATGCAGTCAAAGTAAAAAAAGGTAAGTAATAATTCAAATGAGAGGCGTGCTGGATGAGAAACGATGACGATTTTATACCTCGTCCAGTACGTCGCTCTGATTTTGGAGTGATCTTTGCAGGCTTAGTACACAACCTAGCCTCAGCATTCCATTCATTTACAGAAGAGATACTAGAAATTTCTATCTATCACGCTAATCAAAAGACAAAGACAATGAAGGCTTGGGAAGATATGAGCCAAGACCTAGAGAAAATTCAGGAGGAAACAGATGGCTAGAGGTCCACTTGCCGGTGCTTCAGGTCCTGGTAAGTTTTCAAAGCGAACAGATTTACCTTCTTCATACTACGGTGAAGGTGTAGAAACACAAGCTATTAAATCAGGTGCGCCACTGGCAACTACTCCAAACGTAACACCATCATCTGCACCATCTGTTTCAAAGTCACCAGTAACACCAATGTTTGCACCAACTCAGCGTCCAGATGAACCAATTACTGCAGGTATTGACCGTGGTCCAGGTGCTGGACCAGAGGCTTTGATGATGAATCAGCCAGCAGATTACACAAATTTTAATGCAAATGTTCAGTCATACATTCCAGTTCTTTCATATATATCTTCATTACAGAACACATCTCCAGAAACACGTAGAGCCATTAGACAGCTAAGGGATTCTCTGTGAGCGTATGGAACAGAATCGGTGATGTAGCTTCTACTGCTGCTAAAAATGCTTTTAAGTTTGGCGGGGAAGTAATAGGTTCAGCCACTGGCGTCGCACGCTTTGCGTGGGATGTAGGAACTGCTCCTTGGAATGACCAGGCTCAATACAATGGCTTCATTCAGCCATTCAAAACTGCTGCTGCAAAAGAAGGCGGCAATATAATTAAGCCTTACTCATCTGCAGGTGGCGCAATTATGAAGGTACCTGGTATTGCACCAGCCCTTGAGCGCATTAACTACGTTAACCGTGAGTATATTCGTGAACCACTAACTACTTATAATCTAGTTCTTGGTGACATTACATCAGGTCGTGAGTCAATTGCATCTGTATTTGACCCTAACGAATGGCGCAAAGCATACAAAGGCGCTCAGGATATTTCATTTGGTCAAGCAGCAGTATCTGCTTTCCGTAATGTATACGACCCAAAGTTTAATGTTTACGATCCAAAGCAACGCGAAGCAGCATTTAAGAAAAGTGCTTGGGGCAAAGTAGCATCAGGTGGATTTGATCTAAGCATTCAGTTAGTAGGAGACGTAACTCTTGCTGCTGGCAAGGCTGTTAAGGTGCTTAAGGCATCTGAGCTAGGTGTTGGAAAGTTAAGCAACGCTGATGCTGTAGCAAAAGCAGCAGAAGATATTACAAAGGCTCAATACGGCGAAGTAAACCGTATGACTAAGATACTAGATGACTTTACTGCTAACGATTCTACCTATGCTATTAGCCATCCAATGGTTAAGTCATCTTCTAATCCAGGATTGCTAGCACATTTGCTAGGTGATTCTGTAGATCGTGATGAGACTGCGCTTATTCTGCGCTCTGCTATGTCAGATCCTGCAGCTATGGATGAACTACGCTTACAGCGTCGCTATATTACTGACGCATTAGAGACTGCTCGTGGTGATTTATCATCCGTTGATGAATATAAACTATTTGCTGCACCTGATGGCTCTGGAATGATTCCATTCCTTAATGATAACCCAGCAGTTATAGCAGATGCCAAGGCTAACTACGCATCACTTGCAGAAAATGACAAGTACTTTGCAAAGTTAATGGAAATTGGTCAGGGCGGTGGAGTGCTTACACGCACAACTGGAGCCGGTCTACAGGGAATTGAGAACTTTGTAGCAGAAGGTCGTGCAACTAGATTTTATGACAAGGTCAATGGTAACCCTCGTGTAGAGGTTTTCCAACCAACACCATTTCACCGTTTATACCAGAAGATTTCTTGGTCACAAAATGAAAAGCCTGCAGGCTTAATTGACTTTAACGATGCAGATTCTTACCGTGAAGTTCTTGCAACTGTCAACCAGTTAGATTCAATTCTTAAATTAGATCCTGCACAGAGCAAGTCTATTCTTGATTCATACATTGGAGCACGCACACCTGAAGAGCGTATGATTGCTGCAATCAATCTTGAAACCAACGGTCTTCGCCAGATCGCAGCTAAGTATGGATATGATGAAGAACTTTCTAATAAAATTTACAATGAGTACAGTGGTGCTCGTACATCTGCTTTGAAGTCAATTAAAAATAATGGCTTTATGGTAGACTTCAACGAGGAAATTATTAAAGTCCCACAACTAGAATCTCAAACAGCAGATTTTCTTCCTATAATGGATTTTCAGTTAATGGATAATCTACTACGACGTAGAAGTTCTGAATTGCGTAAAGTAATTGGAGCTGGTAAGGATAGTTTCTTTACTGTTGCTGATGTTCTACAAGATGCTTTCAAGGCTGGAGCATTGCTTCGCCTTGGATACACAATGCGTAATGGTATTGATTCTCAACTTCGTATTGCCGCCTCTGTCGGCTCTCTTGCAACATTGCGTCACTTAGGACCTGGACTTAAGAATGTAATTAATAACAGCGTCGCCGTTCCTGCTCGTTTTATTGATAGTTATCGTTCAGTAGACCAAGGTATGACTATTAAGCAGGTTCAGGATTCAAGCACTAAGGTCATTAACGAACTTAATAATCTTAAGTATAAAATTGGTGAACTAGAAGCAAAGATTTCTTTGAAGCCAGATGACATTGATCTTAACGGTGAACTTAACACACTAAAACTTATTCAAGAAGAAAAGATTGCAGTTTACAATCACTATGCAGATGTGCTATCTCGCAAGGGAACCAAAGAACCTAAGCAACGTATTGGTACTGGTTCGTATAAAGTAACCACAAGCGATGGTGAGGTCTACGACCTACACGATGCTTTTGGTGGACCACTAGGTGATATGTTCCGCAAGATTGCATCATCTGGTAATTCATTTGAGCGCTTGGTTGATAGCAATACTGATATGTATATGCGTAAGTTAAAGTCTAAGGGCATTGGTGCAGTGCGACCAACAGATCCTGCATACTTTGAGCAGTGGGCGCAAACACTACGTCAACAGTTTGGTAACTCTGCAGTAGTTAATAAGATTATTGCTGGCGATAGCATTGACGATATTACTAAGTGGCTACGTAATTCACCTGAAGGTCGTGACCTTCGTAAGCGTCTTGCTATAGATTCTGATGATTCAGCCGAGTACGTAAACAAAATCAATGGGTTCTTAGATCAGTACCTGCCATTACAATCAGGTCTTCGTGGCAAGTTAAAAGATATTACTGCAGCAGATCTACGCACTGCATTTAATGATCCAACTGAACTGCCTGTAATCCACGGTCACGTACTTGAAGAAGCATTGTTTAATGCATCTCAGGTCAAGGGCCGTGAAATTATCAATACAGCTTTCAAGTTTTTGGGAACTTTGCCTGAAGATGCTTGGGCAAGAAACCCATTGTATGTTTACCTGTATCGCCGTGAGGCAAAGCGTCGCCTTGATGTTATGACAGGTCAAAAGGTAGAGCGTTTAACGCCACAAGAACAAGATCAGTTAATGTCACAGGCTCACAAGATTGCACAGCGTGAGATGAAGGGTATTCTCTTTAACATTGAGCGTCGTACTAATCTTGCTACAGCATTTAAGTACATCAGCCCATTCTTCTCTGCACAAGAGAACTCATACAAGACTTGGCTTAAGTTAGCAGCAGCTAACCCTGCAATTGTTAACCGTGGCTATCTGGTATGGAATGCACCTAACCAAGCAGGTCTTGTTACAGACCAAGAAGGTAACGAAGTACCAGCAGGACAGACATCTGGTAATGACATTATCTGGGTAGGACTACCAAAGGGAATTACAAAGATTCCAGGTCTTGAGTCACTAACTCAGATGGGTATCCCAAAGGGTTCATTAGACATCTTGTTCCAAGGTGGACTAGATATCCTTTATATGAAGGGTAACCCAAATGTATTTAGCGACATCTTTCCAGTAGGACCTTATGTTGCTATCCCTGCATCAGAGATTGTCAAGCGTCAGCCATCACTAGAAGAATCTTTCAAGTGGGCATTACCGTTTGGTCCATCAAAGGATGCACTATCAGGACTTGCACCTACCTGGTTCCAGCGTTTACAGACTCGCGCTGCAGGTCTTAATGACCCACAGTTTGCTCGTACCTACCAGTTAATCTGGAATACAGAACAACAGCGTGCAAAGCGCAACGGACAAGAGCCAGTATCTGCAAACAGGATTCTTAGAATGACTAAGGATTACTGGAATATGCGTACAGCGGCTAACTTGATTATGCCATTTGCCCCACGCTTTGATAGCCCTTACAAGTATTACTTGGACAAGTCTCGTGAGTACCGTCGTATGTACGGACTAGAAGCAGATGCTAAGTTCTTAGATGACTACCCAGAGTTCTTCTCATTCTCAGCCAGCCTTTCATCTAACCCAACTAACGTACAGTCTTCTGTACAAGCAGTTAACAACATCAAGAAGTATGATGGATTGGTTGGAGAGCTAGCAAAGGTTGAACCACGTCTAGTTGGTTTGATTGTTAATGACTTCTCAGGTTACGAGTTCTCACAGGCAGCATATGACTATCTTTACGGTAAGCGTATTGCAGCAGATTCACCAGAGAAGTTCCTGTCATCTCAATCACCAACAGATGCCCAAAAGCGCAATGATGCTGAAAAGGGATGGATTCAATACAACCGTGTTATGGATGCTATTGATAATGAACTGCAGGATCTAGGTCTTACATCAACACAGCAAAAGGGTGCAGAGTATCTTGCTGCAATCAAGGCTGCTGTTATTAAGAAACTAGCTGTAAAGACAGATGCTGATGGTCAGCCAATTATTGACCCAAAGACAGGTCAGGCTGTTCAGACAGCTTGGTATGATGACTACCTAGATTCAGATGGTTCTAAGACTAACCGAGTTATCGTAGGTCTTGGCAAGATTCTAAGTGATGAAAAGTTCATTAAAGCCAATAAGAATAATTCAACTTGGAAGTCAGTATCTGCCTACCTTGATTTACGCAAGGCAATTGCTGCAGAGTTAGCAAAGCGCGATGTTAGAAGCATTGATGCTAAAGCAAATATAGATCTAAGAATGATTTATGATGGAACTGTTAACAAGTTAAAGCAAGATGACAAGCTAGGCTTTGCCTATGTATATGACCGTTTCTTGTCACAGGATCTTGTTTATGACAAGTATTTAACACCTAGGGAGAAGAAGTAATGGCAGAGCCAAAAGTACCACTTAAGGAAGGTCTTAAGACAGTAACAGAAGACACTTCTAACTCTGGCTTAGACGATGCACTCAAAGGTCTTGGCATAAGCAAAGAAGAGATCCTTGCAAATCTTCCTACTACAACGACTACAACTGATAAGGTTGTAAAGCCAAAGATTACCCTTACAAGATACCCAAGTGTTTCTAGCCCTACTCAGGCAACAGCACTTATCAACAAGGTATTTGAGTCTGTACTTAGACGTCCTGCTACTGCTGAGGAAATGAAGAAGTGGAAGCCACTTCTCAAGGCTGCTCAGGAAAAGAACGCAGCAACTCAGTCATACAAGGTTAAAGGAACTGTTGGAACTCAGGCTGCTACAGGTGGTTTAGATGAAGAGACTTGGCTTCTGCTTCAACTTAGCAATGACCCTAGTTACAAAGAAGAACTTGCAAAAGTTAAGTTTACTGATCCTGCCCTAATCCAACGTGAGCAGGATAAGGCGCTGTATGAAAAGGCAGTTGCTGAAGCAGGTTCAGACGCAACAAAATTAGCAGAACTTGAAGTAAACACGACCTATGGTCGTGGCCTTAAAGACCTTAAGGATGCCATTGAAACTGCACGTCTTACAGCTGGTGCTGAACTCACAGAAGATGAAGTCAATGCTATTGCACAAGAGGCATACGATAAAGGCTTTGACAGAGAGCGTAACTCTCTTAACGCATTCCTTGATAAGAAGTTTAAGTTCACAGCAGAATCAGCTAAGGGTAAGGCTGGAGAACAGCTTGATGATTTGCAGAGAGTAGCAGCAGCTAACGGGCTAGATCTACAGAAAGCATTTGGTTCACAACTACCTACCTGGCTTGAGTCTATCAACAAAGGTGAGTCAATTGACACCTACAAGAGAATGATTCGCAATGTAGCCAAGATTGGTATGCCACAAAATGTGGCAGCATTACTCGATCAAGGTATTGACCTGGATACTCTTTACTCTCCATACAAGAATATTATGGCATCTACGCTAGAGATTAATCCACAGTCTATTACCTTGAATGACCCAACACTTCGCTCTGCAATTGCAGGAGAAAAAGAAGTTCCTATCTATGAGTTTGAGCGTCAACTGCGTAAAGATCAGCGTTGGCAGTACACCAACCAGGCTAAAGAAGAAGTATCTAATGTAGCGCTTAAAGTCCTTCGTGACTTTGGATTCCAGGGGTAAAAGATGGCAGCAGCAGATGCAGCAAATGAGGCACGACTAGCAGCACAAGCAAGTGGTTCGATGCCACCAACTAAGATGCCTGGTGAAACTAATACAGCATTCAATGCTCGCGTTACACAATTCTACAAAGACCAGCCACAACCAACACTTACTCCAGCACAAGAAGCAGCAGGGGCAAAGGTTCAGTTTGTACGTACAGGAGCATCAGGTGTTGGTGAGTACAAGATTGTTTACCCACTAGGGCAAGGATTTAATTCAACAACTGGTGAGCCTATTGGGACTAATGTTTTTGAGAACCTTGGCTTTCAAGGTGGCGGTGGAGGTTTTGGTCTGGGTAACAATGCAGCAACTACGGCTGCAACAGAACAAGCAGACAAATTGGCACGTGGTCAATCTGCCTTTGATTTTCTAAAACTTCAGTTTTCTGAATTGGGTTTAGGAGATTTAATTTCTCCACTAGAAGAGTTAATCAAAGAAGGAATATCATCTTCTGAAATGACTCTAAGACTGATGAATGACCCAAAGTATAACAAAGCATACAAGACACGTTTCTCTGCAAATGATGCTCGTATTGCAGCAGGACTTCGTGCACTAACACCTGCAGAGTACATCGGTCTTGAGGACCAGTACCAGAATATTATGCGTAACTATGGACTACCTGCCTCTTACTACACAAAGGATGCTACAGGTAAGCAACCAGGATTTGATAAGTTCATAGCAGGGGATGTATCTGCACCTGAACT